TGATGGTCCGTAATGTTCACAAGGCCATCAAGCAGGATGCTATTGCCATAGAGAAGTTCGACTGGGCTGAGCTCCAGGATGTTCTTGCAGCCACTGGAGTGTGTGGTTTGGCACTTTATGAGGGGATGCCCATATTGGGTGAGTTTTACCGCATGTTGGCAAATGCACCGGCCGACGACAAGAAAGTGCAGCGGATTGTGCATGAGCACCGCTATGGTCCCAGGACATGGCGGAGTGTTGAGGGAGCAAGAGGGTTTGCCATTGATGAGACCGTGGCCCGAGTCTCTCTTTTCCGGGCGTTCGGAATATTGCCTGATATGCAAGTGGCAATGGAGTGTGAGTTTAGGGCCCAAAGTCTCGCAACAACCACACAGATCCAGAATCCCCACCACAACACAGCCGTAGAGCGTATCCAGTACTACCTTCTCTAGATTAGATATGACGAAAGTGCCTGCCCAGTTGCTGCGCAAGTTGGAAAACTTGGCATTTTCGCGAGTCCCTAACCGCCGCCGTGGACGCCGTGCCCGCCGTAATAGGCGTTCTGCCGGTCCCCGTATGTCGGGAGCACGCACGTCGCGCCCTACCGCAAACCATGCGCTGGACACAGTTCAGCATGCCCATGCCTCGCTCTTGCAGCGTCCCTTCACGTCATCAATTCCTTCGGGGGTTGGTGGCTTTTATGACGGTGAGCAGGGCTCTTTCAATCGCTTCCATGTTGATTGGACCACCGGAACGGGCGCGGCGCAAACTGCGTGGATCTACGTTCTCCACCCCAACACCAATTACACCTATTCAGCTGCAGTGGCCGCATCGTCCACTGCAATTACACCAGGTTTGAATTTCAGTGCTCTGGCCTCGCCAGGGTACAACACGCTGTTGGCAGTGGCTTCCAAACAGCGGGGGGTTGCAAGTGCTATCCGCATGAGTATTCCCTCGTTGTCCATGACAACAATCGTTGGTGAGTTTTGCGTTGGTGTTATCAGCGCAGACACGTTTGCAGCGGCGACCACGATTGACCAATTTTTCACCCTCTCCCAGGGCCGTTCCAACGTGACTCGTGATTTGCACGAGGTGCGCTGGTACCCTGGTTCATTCGACAGCAAGTATTCCACTGTCACAACCACATCCCTTGCTGCCACGGGTTCAGACGTCAATGACACTAATGTTGTCTATGTGGCTGTCCGTGGCGTGCCTGCAAACACCCCCATTGTCATTCAGGCTACCACGGTGAGTGAGTGGACATCCAAGCCTGGCACAGGTTTGATGGTAAGTAGCGCCGCATCGTCTGGCAGCAACCACCAGCACACTGTGTCAGTGCTGAACCAACACACACCTGGATGGCATCACACTGCTAAAGCAACTGGGGAGCGTCTTC